GTGGTGGAGGGAGTGGATCCGAGGAAGAAGCTCCCGCTTCATCAGCCACGCCTGCTACGCCCGCTACGACAGAGACCGAGGGTGGACGTCGCCGCACACGTCGTCGCCGCCGCCATCGTCGTTAGAAAAAATGATTATAAGTAACATATAAAGACAAATGGGAGGTGGTCTACTTCAACTCGTTGCATACGGAGCACAGGACGCATACATTACTGGGAACCCCCAGATTACGTTCTGGAAGGGGTTATTTAAGCGCCACACCAACTTTGCCATGGAGCCTTTTAGAATTAACATGTCAGGACAGATGCAGTGGGGAACCAAGCAGACTGCCCTTATTGGGCGTCACGCCGACCTCCTATTCTCAACATACCTTGAGGTAGTTCTACCAAAAAGTAAAACTGTAGCGGTAACAAACGGTGGCACTACAACCAACGTTACCACTAATTTTGTATGGAACAATTCCGGGGGTGGTCTTGGATATAATCTAATTAGATACGCGGAATTAGACATAGGCGGACAGGTTGTTGACCGCCTATATGGAGAGTTTATGTTTATCTGGGGACAGCTGACAAATGAAACTACGGGAAGAGAGAAGCTAACCACAATGCTAACTGCTAATGCAGTCGCCGGTTCACCCGACGCTAATGCGGTTACTATGCCTAACGGGACTGGATGCGGTAGTGACGGTCGCCCACTTCCTCCGAATGTACTATACATTCCTATACCATTCTTCTTTACCCGTAATCCAGGAGCCGCTCTTCCTCTTATTGCTCTTCAGTATCACGAAGTAAAGATTAATATTCTTTGGAACGAGCTGAATCTAATTGCTGGAAACTTTAATACCCTAGACCCCCTCCAGATGGCTACGCAATGCGCCCTCTACATTGATTATATATATCTTGATACAGAGGAACGCCGTCGTATGGCCCAAGCTTCTCACGAGTATCTTGTCGAACAAACCCAATTTAACGAAGAGAAGGGAATAACCGGACCCAACGCCAGAGTTGACTTAACCTTTAACCACCCAGTTAAAGAGCTCCTTTGGGTTATCCAACCCGCTTACTATACTGACTGCCGTTTATCTAAGCAGCTCGGCAACTCAAGGTTAGACCCGTTTTACTATGGCACTGACCCTGTTTACGAACAGAATATTCAAATTAACGGACAAGATCGTCTAAGTATGCGGTATGGTAGCTATTTTAATCGGGTTCAGCCATACCAACACCACACTGGTGAGTTCCCATCTTCTGGTGCATATGGTTACTCGTTTGCCATCCGCCCTGAAGAACACCAGCCGTCTGGAACGTGTAACTTTTCCCGCATCGATACAGCAACAATTGTAATTACAATGGCTGGCAGTGACTCCGGCACAAGCAGAAATGTTAACAAGGTTCCTGATAACTTAAACTGGAACGTGCGCGTCTTTGCCATTAACTACAATATCCTTCGCGTTATGTCGGGCATGGGTGGTCTTGCTTACTCGAACTAATAGAATCAGAAAAAGTCATAACCTTCTTCATCTTTTCAAGATACAGAATTCCATCCATCATCTCCTCTTGAGCATGCTGAATCCACTGTAAAAACGTTAGGTCGTTACGATCCAATGTTTTTCCATATTTCAGAATACCTTCCATCGAACGCTTCTTAAAAGACTGGATTACTGAAGCAACAATCGAGTCTTCCATTACAGTTAATATTCTCATTGTATCTAAATAAAATGAACTTGGTTTTACTAGCATTTTTAGTAGGTGGTTTGTTAGCTATTGTTTATTTCGTTTACCCTTACATGAAATCTCATACTTCTAATCCGGTATTATATACTTGTCTACTTGTAGGCGGAGTTTTAGCAATACAGTATGTTTTTTCAAAAAATAATGTGGGGGTAGCTGGACAATTTTTTATCCAAGATTTATTGAAAAGTATACTAGGAAGATAGGATTATCATGCCATTCGAATATTTTTAAAAGGTGGGTGATTTAGGTCAATATCTGGTTTATCAGTTAAATTTGGAGCATCCAGCTCTGAAGGTAAGCTATCGGTATTTAGTTTGGAATTTTTCTGAGAATCCTTACGAATATATGTGCATTCAAACACTTCAGGAAGAACAACTCTTCCTATCTTTTTTGTTCCACAGCAATTATTTCCATGAAGATGGATTAGCCAATGTGTGCTGGCAAGCCTTTTTAAAATAGATGATTCTAAAAACTTCTTGTGTTTATACGAATATGGGCGGTGAATTTCAATTACTATTTGTTTAAACTTTTTAAGTTCATCATCTGTTAAGGACTGGATCCACTTATACTCATGAGATTCGATGTCCATTTTCAAAAAAATATTTTTATGGGTTAAATATTCACGTAAGTTTGTTGTTGTTTCAGTATTTTCTGGGCCAATATTTTTCTTAATAAAATTTAATCTGTCAACATCTTGAGGTAATCTATCTATTGTTCCATCAAACGCGTAGCACGTTACCTTAGGATTTTGTTTTAAGAACTCTATTTCAAAATCTATATTTGTTTCAATGCCACATGAAAGCAGAAGGTCATACTTAAATCCATCTGCAATTACATATCCGCCATCATTATCTGATCCTACTCGGATTTTTGGAGATTTAGATTGAAAAACAGTTAGGTCTTTAATATCTTCCTTTGTTATTTTAATACTTCGCTTCTTGGTTTTCATTTATTATTACCAAGCCATAACAATATCATCCATACGGCACTGGCCTGCCTTCCCATCCTTACGAATCTCTTCATCAACTAGCGCATTCGCATGAGCAAGTTCCGCATCTTCTAGGTCAACTTCTTCATGTCCCTCCGGAAACTTAGACTCGTCAATTAGAAGGTCAACGAATCCAGTTCCACATGGTGGCTTCTGACCAAACATGATGTTTGCGGAAACACCACGCATACTGTCAAACTCTCCCGCAACTGCTGCATCAAAGAGAACCTTAGAAGTCATCTCGAAGGAAGACTTAGCAAGAACACCATTTTCCAGCTTGTTCATGCCAAAGCGGTCAATGGCAATCAGATATCCGTGATAGGTCATAGAATCAATCAGCACACACGGGTGGCGGTAGCTAATCTTACCATCTCCGAATACATCAGTCAATTCGTCATACAGTGCCATACGCGCAGTCTCGATTCCAAAGACATCCAGAATCTCGTGAATGTCATTTGAGAATGTGCGAGTAGGATCTACATTGGGCTGAACAAAGAGGTCTAGAAGGTTAGTTCCTTCTGAGTCTAGGACCCACTGTTTGACTGGAACATATCCTCCTACTCGCTCATCGTAGATAATCTCGTCCTTCTTCTCCCGAGGAAATACACGGCCAATACCATCAATCCCAGTTAGAATGGTATCAAGCAGCTTCTCTTCGATGAAACGAAGTGATAAGGCATTCTTAACAACATCATTACCAAATAGAATTCGCATAACCATCTTACCTGGCGCATTGATATCCGTATGGACACACTCGAAGACACGTAGAACCTTATTAGATTCAATCTTCATGCGAATCTTAGTCATATCTAGAATGTTACGAGCCATCATCTGGTTGGTATCTAGCTCTAGACGGATAATCCACGGCGATGTGCAGTTCTGTCCCTGAAGTAGACTGAACTTTTCATAGGATAGTAGGATGTCTCTATCTTCCTGGATAAGTGTATTTGAAGAAAGAGGATTGGGATCATAATAGATACGCACTGCCTTTGTGATGTCGCGGAGTGTTGTCTTCTGAATCTCTTTCATACTAGAAATTGCGCTCTGATTTGACTCTGCCATCGCAGCTGTCAGATAGATGATATTTGAAGGATTCTTCGGGTTCTGTGATACGCTGAGCAGTTCTTGGATGCGAGGAACACCCTGAGTTGCATTTGCCTTCGCAGTTCCAGCAGTGTGGAAGGTGTTCAGTGTAAGCTGAGTCGTAGGCTCACCAATGGACTGAGCAGCCAGGGGTCCAACCATTTCACCTGGGTCTACGAGTGCCTTCTTATACTTGAATTTAATCTCACGAATCACCTCATCGAAGATTGCTACAGTGAAACGATAGACAATAATCGAAAGCTTAGGTGCGAGATAATAACGCAGAAGAACGTGAAATAGGCGATGATCAATCATATATGATGAATGACATAGCTTGGTTAGTTCACTTACAACATACTCGGGGGTAAGGTCTGTCTTGACAAGATAGGGATTGCGAAACTTCTGGATAAGATTTGATAGGTTGACTGGAGCACGAATGTCTGTCTTGTTCATGTAACGAATCACATGTTTAACCAACATGGTTCTGTCTTCAAGAAGCTGTGGAACCATGTCTGGAGGATCATCGCCTGTTTCAGGAGATACAATTCGGAAGTCCTCCTTGGTTGCCGCAAATCGAGAATATAGCTGTTCCATAGTCATGAGACCTAACTCACATTCCTGTCTTTCAATTCCAACAGCATCGATACCATCTTCGCCGTAGGTAAACTGAACAATGGAACCGTTGATGTCACGAACCGTTCTATCCTGAGCTACGTGAATGTCTTCCATCAGTTTTACAAGTCGACGCTGAATGTAACCAGTATCTGACGTCTTTACAGCTGTATCAATAAGACCCTCGCGACCACCCATAGCGTGAAAGAAGAACTCAGCAGGACGGATTCCAGAAATGAAGGAGTTCTCTACAAACCCACGAGATTCTAGACCATCGTCATACTTAGGAAAATGAGGAAGTGTGCGACCATCCATCGTGTATTGAATGCGCTTACCATCAACTACCTGTTGACCTAGGGTCGCTACCATCTGCATTAGATTCGGGTCAGCCTTACCCTTTGAGCCAGACCCACGGTCTGACATGATAATCATGCGATTTCCCTTCATTGCCTCGAGGTCCTTTACAACAGTTTCGTTAACCCTGCTGTTAAGTTCGCGAACGGCTGTCATTACGTTGTTTTCTAGTTCCTCTCCATCAGCACGACCATTTACATTCTGGAACCGTCCAGCGTGCATACTGGACATAATGTCGGCAATATCCTGCTTACTCTTCTTCATTGCTGCCTCGATATCTTCATATGCCTTGACACTCGCAATAAGGTCAGAAGGACCTGTGGAGAAACCTGAGAACATGTTGTATTTGGTTACGATGTTCTGAAGGGCATTGATAAACTGGCCACAGCGCTCTGGTCCGAATTCATTGTAGATTGTGTGAACGACGCCCTTGATGGTCTTGTTTGAACCCTCTCCATCACCAAGAACACCCTTGACGAGTCGCCCATCTTCAATAGTAAGTTTACCCTTGATGGTCATGAGAGGAAAGGCATGAGATACCGCATCCATACCTGACATTGGAAGATCCATACGCTTGAACTGCTTGACTGAGCGGGGCGTGCGAGCAAGAATATTCATGGCGATGTGTTCGGGGATTACAACATCTGGCTGTGAGATGCGATATGCGCCCGTAAGAGTATCCTGGAATACCGCAATGATAGGGTTGGAATCACGAGGAGATACAATCTGACGAAGAAGAGTTGCGATAACCTTCAGTTCAGTTGCTGCTGCGATGCTTTGGGGGACGTGCATATTCATTTCATCACCGTCGAAGTCTGCGTTGTATGGCTTGGTTGCTGAAACATTGAGTCGGAAGGTTGAGTGAGGAAGAACACGGATCCGATGACACATCATAGAAGCCTTGTGAAGTGATGGTTGGCGATTGAATAGAACAACATCTCCGTCTACTAGGTGACGATGAACAATATCTCCTTCCTTGATGTCCAGTGAGTCACGGTTGATGTATCCAAGCCGGACTGTGCGCTTCTCATCGCGGAGTTCGATATTCTTAGCGCCAGGATACTTAGCTGGACCGTTCTTGATGGCATGCATGAGACGGTCACGATTGTATGGTGTTACAATCTCAGGAAAGGTAAGATTCATTGCAATTTCCTCTGGAACACCAAGTTCGTCTACATCGATATTGGGATCGGGTGTGATGACTGAGCGAGCAGAAAAGTCAACGCGCTTTCCCATTAGATTACCGCGAACGCGACCTGTCTTGGCTCCGAGACGAGACTTAAGAGTCTTGAGTGGACGGCCTGACCGTTGAGCAGCGGGAGGTAGACCCTTGATGTCATTGTCGACATAGGCTGCTACGTTAAACTGAAGAAGCTCTGTTAGTTTGTCGATGATATCTACATTTTCTCCCTTGTCAATCTTCTCTCGTAGTTTGATGTTGTGACGAACAATGATGATGAGCTGATGGGTTAGGTCGTCTTCCATTCGTTGGTTGTCTTCCATAACTACAGAGGGGCGAACAGTTAGTGGAGGAACAGCAAGAACTGTGCAGATCATCCAGTCAGGACGAGAGAACTTGGGATTGAAGCCGAGTAGTGTTACGTGTTTATCGGTAATGCGCTGGAAGCAGCGAAGAACAAGCTCTGGCTGTAGAGGAATCTTTTCGGCTTCCTCTTCGTAGGTCTCTGCCTGAAGAGCAGCGACTGAGAACTCAATCTTTGATACCTTCTTAATAGTGCGAGCGCCACAGTGGACGCAGGCGTTTGCTTGCTTTAGTTCGTGAGTCTTGTAATATGTAGTAGCATCACGAACAACATCAAAGCGTTCGACACCCTTAGCGGTATTCGAAATCTTTTCGAGTTCTTCATCAGGTAGATAGGGGTTGGAGCATGAAAGACATACTACTGCTAGAAGCTTCTGAACTACATCGATAAACTGGTATAGATAGACAGGACGCGCTAGGCGAATGTGACCGAAGTGTCCGGGACAGAGAAGATTCGTCTGCTTACAGGTCGGGCAGACCTTACCATGCTCGGTAACACCGAAGCGAGAATCAAATACGCCGCCCGCTACGGGAACAGTGCTCTGATATGTCTTATCTGTCTTTACTTCGACAACGCTGCGTGACACAATGTCATCAGGGTTGGCGATTCCAAATTGGACTCCGATAATAGTATCACCCATTCTTTGTTATATCCAGATAGTCTTTAGATGGATTCGTTTTAGACGCTGGTAATATACTTGACTGGAATAAAGACTAGGGGTAGAATCTTAAAGTGATGTAGCGCGAGAACAACTCCTAGATGAACGACGAGTAGAGCAAGACCGTGGACCCATGTAATCTGGCCAAAGGACGTCACATCACCAAGACCAAGTAGCTTCTGAACTGTTCCTACGATGAATAAAAAGAACGCTTGGTAAAGAAGAAAGTATAGTATTAAAAGAGGAAGGCCGACATACATATAATACATGTATCTCCAGAGAAATTGATAATCAGTATGGCCGTTACGCGAAGCAAGCATCTCTGTTAAAAATCCACCTCTGTGCCCCATTTTTATTTAAACTCTATACTTTTTTCTGAGTTTTAGAGAGAGCTCAAAAAACTCATCGTTTTCCAAAAGATCTTTTAGCATTGGATTTTTTAGATCTTCCATAAGTTGTTCGTAATCATTTCCTAGACGCTGTTCAAACTTACGCATATCCTTTATCTTATGAGTTGTTAGCCATCTAAAGACAGCCTTTGCTAGTTCTTGAAATTGTTTTTGGTCTTCTTCTTCGTCTGTTAGTTTTCTGACCAAAGTATTCCATTCTTCCATTTATATAAATGAAACTAAAGACTATTCGAAAGTCTCACAAGCCCGAGAAGAAGTGGGATGCCGTGTTTGTTAAAGATGGCAAGGAGAAAGTTGTTTCTTTCGGAGCTGCTGGAATGTCTGACTATACCAAGCATAGGGATAAGACACGTAAGGCACGTTATCTCAAGCGTCACGGGAATATGGGAGAGTCGTGGGATAAGCCTGATACGCCAGGAGCTCTGTCTCGCTGGGTCTTATGGAATAAGCCTTCTTTACGTCAGAGTATCAATGCCTTTAAGAAGAAGTTTAATTTGTAAAATGGATAGTTTATTTATAGAATTACAGCACTTCCCCCAAGATGTCCAACTCCGACCTCAAAATGTGGTCGGCCATCCCCGTCACCCCCGAGGAGATCCCCGAGCTCTCGCCCGAGCCCGCCTACGACATCTTCCCCGACCGCATCGCCCGCGCGCTCTCCTGTAACGGGATGTCGCTCGACCTCCCGCCCGGCATCGTGCCCGACGAGGAGGTGCCCCCGCCGCCGTCGGACTACATCGGCTTCATCGCCGAGCTCATTGAGCACGCCCGCGCGCTGCGCTCCAAGCCCAAGGTCAATGTCCTTGACCAGCTTATCGTCCTCACCCAAGAGCGAATCTCCCGCATTCGGAAGACTTCGAATTGCCCGGAGGAGATCAAGATTCTCGAGCACTACCTGCGCGAGATGATCCGCAAGCGCAAGTAAAAATGGAATTTTTACTTTATTGCCTCTGACTCGTAAAAATGGAGCTTTACGGAGTTCAATGGACGTGCGCAGGCTCTGTGTTTACTGAGTGGTTTACGTCGTCTTCGTTTGTCGACATGATTATCACGACAGCCCAAAATGCAACCCCCGGGTTGTGTCAGTGGCTAGAAAAAGGGTGTTGATTTCATCTTTTTATCTACGAGTTCTTTCCATGTTAGCGTATAGCCTGATTCTCTGTAAAGTTTTGCGGTATCATTGAATATGTGAACATAGGCAAATGCTGTTGTTCCCATAACGATTGGTAGAAGCCAGTTCATTTGTAAGTCAAACTAATTAAATTTTACACCAGATACGCGGGTGACGTAATTTCCAATCATAATGAGTTGCGTAGTGCATTCCAAAAAGAATACTCTTTACTATGTTGATAGCATATCTTCCATTACGTTCCATTGTTTTCATAGACTTAGTAGCAGCAATGAACTTAGGACCCTTCTCCTGGGCTACCTCAGATGCAGCATTCATTACACCTGCTGTCGAACGTAAATAGTACGACTTATGTTCTAGAATCTTTAGTTCAGCTGCTCTATTTCTAATCCATTCAGTAGCTTCTTTTTTGAGTCGACTCATTGCAGCCTTGTATTCCTTTGTTGCTTCTAAATACTCATGTTTAGCAATCCGCACTCTATCATCATTCTTGACTTCCCGAAGAAGTTTTCGAAGAACACCTTCTATTTCTAGCTTCTCTTCTGGTGTCTTATGCTGATTACACGAAGGACACTTATGTTCTGTCCGACTCAGAACTTGGATTATACATTTCGTATGAAAGGCATGACCGCATTCTAGCTTATAACATGTTTCAGTGCCAGCCCGTTCATCTTTAAACTCAACCATATCCATCTCATCAAAACATATTGGACATGACATTTGGAAGAACTACCCTTTCTTCTTTAAAATGGAATTATTATAGCAAGTATCGTAACTGTAAACATGGACCAGCCCAAGACCCGACGTGAAACTAAAAAGGATCCGAAGGAAAAGGCACGGAAGGGAGAATACACGAAGAAACATGTAAGGTTAGCATTTAAACTGTCTGATCATAGAACTAAAAATGGAAATGTGCGCAGTGTGCCTACGTGATATCGAATGTATCGAGAATCCTTGTAAGGATACTTCCGTATGTGCTGAATGTTACTATAAAGTTTTTAACTATCCATTTGAGAATCTCGAAGGTCGTTGCCAGCTGTGTATGCAGTATATGGCTGATTGGCATATCCCACACTCTACAGTAACCTCGAATGTGTCAAACGGTATGTCTTCTCTCGGTCTCTCCGCTTAGTATATCCAGTTCCCGTCTTTTTACACGTCTTTCCCTTGTATGACTTATGCGAACATCCAGCCTTGTAGTAGGCTAGCTGTTGTCTGATTCCCTGAAGAGAGTTTTGTGGTTTAATTTTAGAAAACATTTCATACACTGATTCTAGGTAAGTCAAATTAGAAGAAAGATCTGGCATCGAAATTTTAAAGAAAGGAAAGCTCTTGACCAGCGCTTGCCAGAATCTTTCGTGATATTTCTGGAATCGTGTTTCATAGTTATAGGCCATACTGTATAAGAAATCACGTCCTGGTATTTCTGTTGGTTGACTGTTCAATAAGTCTTCGTAACGTTTCTGGATTCCTTCAAATGCTCCAGCAGGTATTGGTCTAGGACACTTTGGATCTTTCTCATGTTGCTTGGTAAGTTTTAAGTTTACCTTATTATGAAAGTTGTATAGCCATCTTTGTAGATCGCCATGTGGTGGGTCTTCTCTGCGAAATTGACGAGCAGACTTTCTACAGTATTTGCACGGAAGCACATCGGGCATATATAGGAGAGTATCTCTATCCCCTTTTGCTGCTAATAAATGTAATAATTGCCATCCAGAAGGTCCCCAGAATGAGACATCCATTATTCTTTTCTGTTAAAAGAAATAAATGGCTGCTGATAATCAGGTTTTAATTGCTGCCTTGGGAGTTTATGTTGGTCTCTTACTCCATACCTTCTTCACTGCCCTGATGAGAGACCTTGTTCTTCCTGCTCTTTCCCCTGTTGCTGGTGTTGAAAATGGCGTATCCAAGCTAGTCGTTCAGCTTGGAGGAGTTAAATTAAACATTGGTGACGTGATTGTTCAGACCATCAATGTGTTTATTGCGCTAGCGGTTGTTTCCTATGTTGTTCCATATCTAAAGGAATATGTTCCTGTCGCAGGTAGACGTTAAATTCTTTTCATAATACAAATGACACGTAGAACAAAAAAGCATACCAAGCGTCATCGTCGCAGACGGGGTGGTGCTTGGCTGGACCCCACTACGTG